AGATAGACAAGATTTTTTACAATTTGCACTTTTAGATCTACTAAAATATTGGAGAAACTTTAACCCAGAATATAAAAACGCGTTTGCATATTTTACAGAAATTGCAAAGCGAGGATATGCTAAAGGATGGAATAAAATTCACCCTAAAAAATATAAATCAACACTAAGCCTTGATCGTTCCGGAGGAACTACAGATGGAGAAGGTGGTTTATTTAACATCTAATGTCAATAAAAAACGTAAGACCTACAAATAATTCAGGGTTCATACAAGGATACTATAATCCAAAATATCCTAAAAAGTATTTAGGCAAATCTCCTATAATTTACAGATCTTCATGGGAGAGAAAGTTTATGATTTTATGCGATAATAGAGATGATGTAATCGCATGGTCTTCAGAACCTGTTGAAATAAAATATTGGTCTACGTTAGATTCTAAAGAAAGAAAATATTATCCTGACTTTTATATGAAAGTTCAAAAAGGAGAAACATATGAAGAGTTTTTAATTGAAATTAAACCATCAGATCAAATTAAAAAGCCAAAACAGCCCACAAAAAACTCTAAAAAAGCTCTAAAATCTTATAAATTTTTAGCTGAACAGTATGTTATAAATCGCGATAAATATAAATATGCTAAAAAATGGGCAGAAGATCGAGGTTGGAGATTTATTATCCTGACAGAAAAGTCACTTAAATAATGGGAGAAATAAAAAAACAAATTAAAAAACTAACTAAAGATGCTGGTGGAAAGCGATTAGCGAGGGCTAAAGCAGAGGCTTGGTACACTCTCGGTAAATCTAAGAGAATGGATAAAACAGTAACATCAACTGGCCAAAGATTTAGACCTGGAAAAATTTATGTATTTGAGTATAAAACCCCAAAAACACAAGAAAGATTAGAATGGTGGGATGAAAATCCAGTAGTTCTTGCATTAGACCCATATGAAAAAAATGATGTAGGTATAAATTTAAATTTACTACCAATAAAAGTAAAAGAAGAGCTTCTTGATTTTGTATATGATAGAATGTCAGGTCAGATAAAGTCACAAACAATTGGAGTCAAGAGTGAGAATGCAATAGCACAGGGTCAAATAGGATTTTCATACCAAGGTGCAAAATCATTCTTAGAGAGATACGGATATGATTTTGCAATTAGACAATATATCCCAAATTTAAAAAGAAACCAAGCAGTAGTTGCATATGAAAGTTGGTCAAAAATAGCACTTTGTGATTTCATAGATTTGAATGGAAGCACTCCGGCAAAAATTAGATTTGCTTTCAGAAAACACGCTAGATAATAAGAATATATAACAAGAGAATATAATAATAACCTACCATGGCAGGATTTAAAGATAGAAATGGCCCGTTAAGCACAGGTAAAAGACCTTTTAGATTATCAGATAGTCTAAAATCACTTTCATCGTTTGGTATGAGATACGATGATCTTGTGCTTAGACAATCTCAAGCAATTGGTCCAATGGAGGACCAAATTGGTTACGGGCAAATGAACCCTCTTGGATGGGACAATGAAGATATTTATGGAGCGTTTGCTGCTCTATCAATGACAGACATTAACCTCAAAAAGAATATTCCATTCTTTGATAAGGATTATGAGGGTAAAAGACAAGAGCTTAGAAAGTTTTCATTAAATGATGAAATCGAAGATATTCTAGATATACTATGTGATGAGACTGTAGTATACGATGAAAAGAATTTCTTTTGTCAGCCTGAAATAATAGGAATGGATGTTTCTGAAGATGTTGAAAAAGATCTTAATAAGTACTTTAAACAGATTTATCAATACTTTGGATTTACACAAGATCAATCTGCGTGGTACTATTTTAGAAAATTTCTAATAGATGGGTACCTTGCCTTTGAAATTATTTATTCTCCAGATCAGAAAACAGTTATTGGATTTAAAGAATTAGATCCAGTAACATTGATACCAGGTTATAATCACGAAGATGGAAAAAAGGTATGGGTTCAATATAAAGATGACCCAAATAAACAAAGAAAATTATACGACTCACAAATTGTCTATATTTCTTATTCTTCAATTACCACAGCATCTAGGGTATCATATATTGAGAGATTAGTAAGAGCATTCAACCTCTTGCGAATTATGGAACACACTCGAGTGATTTGGGCAACTACCAACTCAAGCTTTAGAATGAAATTCATTATTCCAGTTGGTGGAAAATCTAAGACCAGGGCAAAACAGTCGTTGGCGCAATTGATGCATTCTTATAAAGAAAGTGTAGAATTCGATTGGGATAGTGCTACTCTACAGACTGATGGAAAGCCAATGCTTCAGTTCAATAAGGAATATTGGTTGCCTTCTAAAGAAGGAGAATCTCCAGAAATTGAAACACTAGGAGGAGATGGCCCAGATTTATCAGATACAGAAGCACTTAAATACTTCTCAGATAAATTAAAGCATGTTTCTAAAATTCCATATTCACGTTTTCTGTATGAAGACGGTGGTGGAGATTTTAACCTTGCAGCAGATGGTATGATTAGAGATGAAATTAAATTCTCTAAATTTGTAAAGAGATTGAGATCTGTATTCCAGGAAGTATTAGTTAAACCATTGTATATTCAAATGTGTTTAAAATATCCTGAGTTTGAAGGAGATCCACAATTTAAAACACAGATTGCTCTTAGATTTAATGAAGAGAATGTGTTTGCTGAACTAAAGAATTACGAGATAATGGAAAGAAGGCTTGATTTTATTGGACAAATGAGAGAAAGCCTATATGAAGAAAATCCAGAAACAATGGAGCAAGAATACTTCTTTGACATGGACTTCCTTGTTAAAAAATATCTTAAAATTTCAGATGATGATTTGGCAGCTAATGCGGCAGCCAAGGCTAAAAAAGAAGCAGAATCTGCCGGAGATGAGCCCGAAGATGATATGATGGGCATGTAAAAAATAAAGATAAATAAAGCATGAAACGAGTTAAACTATTTGAAGAATTTATTAAGGAGGATGCGGCAAAACCGAACCCTGATTCAGATGTTGCAGCTGATGATATTACCTTAGAAGATGGAAGGGTAATTTCTTCTGCTGAAATTGTAGGAGCTATTGTAAATTCTGAAACAGAAAAAGAACTCGAAGACTTTTTTTACGATAAATATGGTCAAAATGCATTTAAAGCTGGAGAGCTTGCCCAGATAAAGCAGCTATGGAATGAGTATTACGCCGAAGAAAAGGAAAAGGAAGCTGAAGAAGAGGGAGAAGAAGATGCTGGATCAGGTGGCGAAGACACCGGAGATGAACTAGCAGACTTAGAAGCTGAAGTATAAAAAGTTTCAGAATCAAAAGGGATATATAAAAAAACAATAAAACATAAAATATGGAAAACATAAAAGACCTTTTAATTGTCGAAATGTCGTCGAAAACTCTTTCGGTGACGGAAGGCGATTCTAAAGAGTATGTCCTAGAAGGTATTTTTGGTGAAATTGATGTAAAAAACAAAAACCAAAGAATTTATACCGAGGATGAGTATGTTCCACAGATTGAATCACTTCAACAAAAGATTAAATCGGGCAAATTATTAGGTGAGCTAGATCATCCTTCACAATTTGACGTATCTTTAAAGAATGTGTCTCATATCATAGAGGACCTATACTATGACAGCGACAACAAACAAGTTAAAGGACGCATTAGACTTTTAGATACTGATGCGGGTAGACAGGCAAAAGCATTAGTTGATGCTGGAGTACCTCTACAAATCTCATCTAGAGCAGCAGGTGCGGTTGAGTCAAATGGAAAAGTTAAAATTAAGCAGCTTTTTACATATGATTTAGTTGCTGATCCTGGATTTGAAAATGCAGAATTAAAAAGAGTAAACGAATCATACGGATATTCTGCAGAAAACGGACTTTATATTTATGAGATAAATAAAAAACAAGATAATAATCAAACACAAATTATAGAAAACAAAGACATGGCAGAATTTGTAAAATCTGACGACTTTAACAAGTATACTGAGTATCTTGCTAATGAAATTAAGTCGCTAAAAGAATCAATTGAAAAAACAGAAGTGCCAGCGACTAGTGAAGTATCTGAAAAAGATCTAACTGAAGTTAAAGCTCACAATGACCACATCGTAGAGAGCGTTAATAATCTATCAAGCTATGTTGAGTACCTAGCTGAAAAATTAGATCAATCAATTCAATATTCTGAGCATGTTGCTGAAAAAGCAGACCAAGGTATTCAATACTCTGAAGATGTTGCTGAAAAACTAGATCAATCTATTCAATACACTGAACACGTTGCTGAGAAGGTAGATAATAGTATTCAGTATTCTGAACACCTTGCAGAAGGTTTATCAAAAGTAAAAGATTACGCTAATTACTTAGCAGAATCACATAATGAAAACACTGAATCTTCTGAAAAGCTTATGGAATACATCGAGTACCTAAGAGAAAATCTACAATCTGTTACTGAATACGCAGAATATATTGCAGAATCAATTAATGAAAACCTAGTTGTTGAAGAGGAAGATCTAGACAAGGGTGGAGAAGATGAAGGAGCTGCAAAAGATATGGAAGAAATCGAAGATAAAGAAACTGAAGTTGGAGATAACTCTGAAGAAGGTGATGTTAGCGACGACGCAGAAGATGCGGCTCTTCCAGCTGAAGAAACAGAAGCTGAAGATACTAAAGTAAATACTGAAGATGATAAGAAAACAACAGATACTTCTGATGAACTTGAAGACGACCTAGAAGACGGTGGTGAAGAAGGAACAAAGGATGTTGTTAGTGCTGCAGAAGCATATAAGAGAGAAATTGCAAGCAAGCTAAATACTCTTGTTGAAGCTGCAACTAAAAAAGAAAATGAAAATCCTTCATTCTTCAAAGTAGTTTCTTCTAAAGTACAAGAAAAATACAACGCGCTAAACGAAGAAGCTAAAAAAGAAGTAAGATATAATGTTTCTAAGAGAGGATTCATGACAGAATCTCAAATTGAAGCAATTATTGAAAACTCTACGTTAATCGTTGAAAACAGAAACGCAGAACCATTCTTTATTACTGCAATGCCAGCAGAATACGCTGAAACATGGTCTTCTCTTTCTGAGAGCAAAAAGAATCAAATTTCAGCTCAAGCTAAATACCACAAATTAGAAACTGAATATCAAGTTAAAAACTTCTGGCAAACTAGAGATCTTAGAGAAACTGCTCCAGTAATGGAAAAAATAGAAATGGTTAATGAATCTAAGAAAGAAGAAACTAAAGGACTTGGTTATGATGTTTCAGGATATGCTGAGCAATTCAAAAAGAGATTCAATAAATAAGAATATATAAAACATCGACGATAGGGCGAAAGAAGCAGAAAGCCCAAGAATGTCGAATATAAACAAAAACAAAAAAATAAATCTGAAAAATGGCTAATTTATTAAACGAGGCAGAAATCAGAGGTACTTGGGCTCCAATCATTGAAGAAGCTACTGGTATTACTGAATCAAGCAAGCTGGCATGGATGTCAACTTACTGCCACAACCACAAGCTATACGAAGACGCAAACTTTATGAGCCTAGGTTCTGAAGCTGGCTTCAATAGCATGAACATCGGAGGTATGGGTGCTGTAACTCTACCAGATACCACTGCATCATTTGCAAATCAAAGAGGTTCTGGTGACAAAGCTCCAACACTACTTCCACTAGCAATGCAAGTTGCTGCACAAACTATCGGTCTAGATCTAGTACCGGTAATCCCAATGGCAGGTCCAATGGGTCTTCTATCTTACCTAGACTTTGTATACGAAGGTGGTAGAACTGATAACGATGTAACTCCAACTTACGTAAAAGTTTCTTCTGATGATGCTGCAGGAACAATCAGCGTGAACCAATACGGTTCACCAGCTGCTGATGCTGCTACATTAGTAGGTACCTCACGTCTAGATGGAATCGGTATCTACAAAATCACTGAAGCTGGTGAAGCTGCAGTATCTTCTGGAACTCCAGGAACTGTTGCTGGTCTATTTACAGCATCTCAAGGTTCTGTAGTTGTTGATCTAGTTGCTGCCCTAAACGATCACATCCCAGGATTCTCTGGTGTTGAGAACGCTGATGGTAACTTACTAGACGCAAAACCATTCTCAAGATCAGTTGGTGAAAGAACTCCAGACAAGATCATGGGTCTTTCTCTATTCAGCAAAGCTGTTGAGGCTGAAACTTTCCAAGTTGCAGCTGCAGTAACTCGTGAGCAAGTTCAAGATCTAAAGCAATTTGGTGTTGACGCAGTTGCTCAAGTTGAGGCAGTTCTAACTAACGAACTAACTCAGTCTATCAACGGTTACATTCTTTCAACTATGAGAGAAATGGCTGAATCTGGAATTGCTGATCTATCTCTAACCTACAATGGTGTTAGCGGTAATACTTACGGCGATATCAACAGAAGAGTCCTAACTCACATCCTAGCTGCAGCGAACTTAATCGCTAACAGAGGTCGTAGAGGAGCTGGTAACTTTGCTGTTGTTGATGCAAAAGTTGCTTCTGCACTACAAGGTGTTGCTGGATTCATTCCAAACCCAATGGCTAACACATTTAGCCAAGTTGCTGGCGCTATCTACCCAATCGGTTCGGTTGCTGGTATCAATGTTTACACTGATCCACGTCTTCCATTCGAAGGAGCTGTTGATGCTTCTGGAGCAGAATCTCACGAGATTCTAGTTGGTAGAAAAGGTGATGGTAATGGTGCAGGTCTTGTTTTCATGCCTTACCTAATGGCAGAAAGCGTACAGACTATCGCTGAAGGTACAATGGCTCCTAAGGTTGCTGTTAAATCTAGATTCGCTCTAGTAAAAGCAGGTTTCCACCCAGAGACTCAGTACCAGAAGTTTAGCGTACTAAACCTTGCTCTATAATTCTAAATAGAATATAGCAATATACTTGAAAGGGTCCCGAGAGGGACCCTTTCTTATTTAAATAAATATTTATATGATTAGTGTAATAATGACATCCTATCTTGGAGATTATCCAGGTGCTAGAAGAAACCCAGAACAAAAGTTTATTAGGGCTGTTAATTCATTTATTAATCAAACAATTGGGCAACAGAATTGCGAACTAGTGATAGTTAGTGATGGATGTGAGATAACAAATAGGTTATTTGAAGAACACTATCAAAGGGTTTCAAATATCAGTCTTATAAAAATGCCTAAAGAAAAGAATTCAGAATATCCAGGTGGCTATAGACAAATAGGCATAGATAATTCAAAGTATGAATACATAACATATCTAGATAGTGATGATTTTATTTTGCCAAGTAGATTAAAAGATGCATATACATCAATTGCTAATTCTAAAGAAATTATCATAATTGATGAGATATACAATATGCCAAATGTTCAACAAGCAGTTGCACGAGTTGTTAAAGAGGGAAAGGGTGAAATGTTGTCTAAATTTAATCAATTTGAAATAGAATTCATTAAGCTTAGAGTTAATTGGACTGGAGGAACATACCAACTTATTCATAAAAAAGACATCGGAGTTACTTGGAAAAGCGAGGGAGGAAGAGGAGAAGATTATGTATTTGCAAATGAGATTTATAAAAAGTACAAAATAAAACCATCTGAAAAAAGAAGACATGTCGGCGGATATGTTATATGTCATCACCCTATATTTAAATTTGATGTCTAAGATATATAGATTATAAATAGAAAACTATAGAAATGAAGTTATCAAAAAAATTAATGCTATTAGAAGAATTTGCCGATATTAAGCCAGACGTGGCAATTGACGTAAAGCAAGATTCCATTAGAACAGAGATAGTAAGTGATGTCGATACTATAATTAGAGATTTAGAGGCCCTTGCTGCAAATCTAGATAAAGAACATGTAACTGAATCAGAGTTAGTAAACGAAGGAGATTTAGTAGGATCTTTAATGTCTTCTGAATTATATATGATACCAATTATCTTAGCAGGCGGTGCTGCAGCTGCCGGAGCAGGAGTAGGTCTTGGAATATTTGCATTGATAAAAAATATAACCCAGAAGAAAAAGCTTAGAAAGGATTATGCTAAGGTTGATTCTGTTAAAATGAAAGTTGCTGAAATTGAAGTAGGTTTAAGTAAATTAAAAGGAGGAGATGAAAAGCAGCAAAAAAAGGCAGAAGCGTTAAAGACCAAAGCAAACATAATGTCTCAAAAGGCAGATGACCTTGATAAAACACTTGATTCTAAATGGGAAAAATACAAAGACTTTCTTGCAAGTCTTAGATCCCAAACTCAAATCAATGTTGCTGAAATAATGTTAAAGGGAGATTTATCACCTTCACAGAAAGAAAGATTTGAAGAGCAACTAAAAAATGCAGAAGAGAGCCTAGAAAATAAAGTTAATGCTGAGAAAGCTGCTGCCGAAGAAGCAGAGGCTAAACTAGGACCAGAAGATGAACAAATTGCAAAATTAGAAGAAGAAAAAGAAAATCTTAAGAAAAAATTAGAGTCATCTGAAGACGAGGCTGAAAAGGAGCAAATTCAATCAGCAATTGATATGGCTAATAAAAGAATTTCCGAATTAAAAGGAGAAACTCCTGCCAAAACAGATTCTGAAGAAAAAGTAGATAAAACAGATTCTGAAGAAAAAGTAGATAAAACAGATAATTCAAAAGAAGGTCAACTTAAAAGAATTGATGCTCTAATTAAAAAAGCAGAAGAATCTGGTGACGAGGCAAAGTTACAAAAAGCAAAAGACCTTAAAGCAAAAATCGAGGCTAAAGAATCCTTATTCTTAAAATACACTAAACATGGATCTCTTCTAGAAGCTGAATTAATTAGTCTAGAAAGAGAATTCGAAATGCTCTAATCTAATTTTTTACGAGCGTTTTTACGAGCCATATTAAGGAACTCTTGTCTTTCACTAAGCAAGAGTTCTTTACATTTTTTACGAAATTCAATTGAACTTTTTAATATTCTACTATCTACCATAGGTGCGCTTAAAATATCATAGTATTCTGGGTGTATAAAATTTTGTAAATCAAAATTCATAAACTTTGATTTAATAGGTTTTCCCGATATAGCGCATTTCCAATCGATTTGGTTATAGTTATTTACGAGTGTTTCCTTATCAACCACTGTCATTTCAGAACGGTCCCAATATATTTTAATAGCAGATGAGTTTTTAATTTTAGGCCTCTGTAGTTTTAGTGCACATTCGACAAATTGATCAGATTCAGCCCATCTATACATATTTTTATGTCTAATTAGAAATTGTCTAAAGGACTTAGGTAAATATTTTAGGACAATTCCAAACCTAGCTCCTTTTCCAGAACTATTCCTAACAATATTAATCTTTGAGTAATTTATGGCCATATAATCTATTTATTTAGGAAACAAATCATCACTAGGTGAATATAATTACTAAAGATAATAGTATGCAATCAATAAATCAGTTATTTACTGAAAAGTACCGACCAAAGAATTTAGAAGAGCTAATTCTACCGGATAGGGTAATGTCTAAATTTAAAGATGGTTTAGTTCAAAATATGTTATTTGCAGGAAGTCCAGGTACTGGAAAGACATCTACAGCAAAGGCAATTGTAAATCAATTTGAACTACCATATCTTTACATTAACGCATCAACAGACACTTCAGTAGATGTGATTAGAACCCGTATTATTGATTTTTGTTCAACAGTCTCTATTATAGATAAAGCTGGTAGCTTTAAGGTAGTGATTTTGGATGAGGTTGACGGAGTATCAGACCAATTCTTTAAGGCATTGCGTGCTACGATGGAACAGTTTGCATCTAACTCTCGTTTTATTGCAACTTGTAACTATATTAATAAACTACCAGATCCGATTCTATCGCGATTTGAAGTCATTAACTTTGACTTTGATAAAGAAGAAGAGTCGGAATTGACCAAAAAATACATT